CAGGGGCTAGACGTATTAAGAACGTCTTAAAGGATGTACCCGCATCAGAACCTCGCTTAAAGGAACTAGCAGTAGCGGCTATCGAGGCATTGAAATCCTCTACGGTTACGCCCACTGCTCCCGCAGCCCCACCCGCTTGAGCCAAAGCGAATGCATAGTCGTTGATATTGAACTTACTCTTAACAGTAACCCCAGTGATACTATCAACAATCTTTGATAAATCCTTAGCCTCTTTTCCAAAAGAAGCCATAACATCAGTAGCTACATCAGCAGCAGTAGAGAGGTCAGTTCCAGTGGCGGCAGCTAGGTTTACTGAAGCCTTTGCCGCACCCCCTAAGATCTCCGTTACCGCTAGACCGTTCTTTGCTAGGGTCTCTATCGCTTGAGCGGATTCAGAAGCGGAGAAAGCAGTAGTTCTCCCCAACTTTCGAGCCGTATTAGATAGCAGGTCCATCTCCTCGGAAGTGGCTTGAGTTACAGCCTTAACCCCTTTCATAGTCTTCTCAAAATCAGCCGCAGTAGAGGAGAGATTGGCTATCGCAAAACCTGCAATACCTGCACCTATCCCTATTCCCCCAAAGACTCCCGCTCTTCCTGCTAAACCAGTAGCGGCAGACTTAAGACCACCTATGATCCCTCTACTTTTACCTCCTACACCACCGCCTCCTGCTGGGGCGGAGGGAGGCTTAACCTTAGTCGCCCTGCGAGCGGCAGCAGCGAATTTATTCATCTCCTTAGTGGAGTTTCGGGTGGCAGTCCCTACCCCCTTCATCTTCGTCTGTAGCTTGCCAGCCTTATCGGATGCCTGCTTCATAGCAGTACCTAAAGCTTTAGCGCTAGTAGCCGCCTTACCTAGAGGGCCATTCTTACTGCCTAGCTTGGCGGTAGAAGCGGTGATACTCTTCTGTAGCTTAGTAACACTACGCTGTAGCTTACCAACCTCCTTATTCAGGGTAGAGAACTTGCGCTTAACAGTCCCTAGCCCTTTATCAATATCCCTATTGAGCTTCCCGTAAGAAGCTCTTAAGTCGATGGTGAGTGATGCTACATTAACGGCCATTTTTCTTCTGTTCCTCTAGCTCCTTTTTCTTTTCCTCTACCTCCTTATTACGGCTGTTTATCGTTTCCGCAATATACTTCATGTGGTTGAGGATACCTTTAGCGGGTTTAACTTTCTTTTGCTCCTCAGCTTTCTTAGGTAAGAAATCCTGTTCGGTAAGTACCTTAGCGCCTTTCTTGCGATTAGGGTTATTATTGTAGATAGCTGCCATTAACCGAGCGCATACTACATTGAGATGCTGGCTTGAGGCTTTCCACTTCTCCAATTCGAATTCCCGATCTAAATTCCTTTCCTTAAAATAATCTTTGTCTAGCTGATATAGCTCAAAAGGAGTGAGCTGTAAAAACTCACTCCTCGAAAGTCCATGTCGCCTATAGGAGGAGCTACGAAGTCTGAGGATCTGAAGATTCAGCGCTTGAGTCTTCTTCGGTTTCCTCATCATCTTCAGAGTTTAGAGCTTCCTGCAAAGCGGCACCTGTTAAGTTAATTACCTCCCTAACAGGAAGAGTCTCTAATCTTTTTAGAGCATCCTCATAGGTTATTTCCGAGTTCTCATGAAGTAGCCCCGCCCATACTAGCCTAGATAGGTTAGTAGGATTAAGAACTAGATCATCATCTCCCGGTGACATAATGTTTAGTCCATACGTTTCGTGAAGCTTCATAATTGCCCCAAAGGTGAAACGTAGGTTTAATGTGGTGTCTCCTGAATTATCCATATTATTTCCTCCGCTGATTATTTATTAAGCTGGGCTGAAGTTAATATCGCCCGTAATTGTTAAAGTAACACTAGCTGAAAGCTCGCCATCGGCTGGTTGACTCATATCAAAGCCAGTGACGAATGCATCAAACTCCCACTCTGTAGCGCCTGAATCCGTCATTACGATACGGTAAGTATCTGACGTAGCTGCCTGCCATTCCGTAGTTAGCTTAACGTGACCCGCATTAGCTGGATCAAATACTAGATCAAGTGAAATCTCGCCGCCAGAGCGAAGAGATACAATAAACTCACGCAACCCGTTAGGAGAGTCGTGAGTGGTTACGTCCACAGTATCCGAGGAGAAAGTTGGTCCCCCTAGATCTCGGATGTAGGCCAAGTCGGTAGGCGTGGTGTCTGCGTCATATTGCAGTTTCGCCCCGTATGCTGCGTATTTAGGCATCTTATTTTTTGGTTATTGGTTAACTATTCAGGATTATCCTGAAATCAATTATCTTAAATTTGTAGTCGCTCTCCGTATCCCTACCGTCCAGCTCGTTATCAAATGAAATAAAACCCACTTCTACAGTTCCCATAGTGCCACGGAAGCCGTTTAACAGATTATTCAAAGCATCTCTGAGCGTATCTAATTCTGCCACGGTTTCGGCATATAACGCAAGCTGGAATATCGAGTCCTCCAATCCGCTAGGCCCATCATGTAGAAGCCCTTCCGTTGTGGATACTCGACTCATTACTATGTACGGGGTATTATCGGAAGTCTCTGCATGAATATTCCATAGCCGATCTTCGATAAGCCCTACTACTGTAGGATCGGATAGGATCTTCGCAGCTAGCGAAGTTGTTAATGCGCTTCCCTTACTCATGCTGAATGCTTAGGTGGTCTTGAAGTCTTTACCACGCTGGGAAACTTAGCCCTTATGTGGTCCTTGAAAATCTTTATGCTTTTAGCCCGATTCTTGTGATAGGCAGGTCGCATATAGGGGGTGTTCTTAAACTCTACTGGAACAGCGTACTTTCTAGGATAGATACGTTTTCCTAGCCATACCCCCGTAGTTCTAGTGTTAATTCCCACCAGCGCCTTAGTCTGGTTAGTCGTACCCTTCTTGACGTTATAATTGATGGACTTCCTTAAGGTTCCAGTACGGACAGGAACAAGCTCTTTAGCTGTAGCCACCATAGGCTTAGCCATTAATGCTAGGGCTTCCGCAATCACCTTATTCTTGAGCTTACTCGTTACTCTATCAGTAAACCTCTCAAGCTTCTGGAAAGACTGCGGGTTAATCTTTATCGTTACGCCGTCTTTCATATCGCTGTCCTCGCCTCCGCAGTTACTACCCGCTTAACAGGACGACCAAGGGGCAAGTCCTTAATCCCTTTAACCTCGTATTCCGCATCCTGCCAAACGATAATCCCCGTAGCTGTTAGCTTCTTGGATTGAGTGGAGTGCCGAATCGTAAACTCCATACGCTCTTTAGGAAGATCCTGCTGGCTTACGTCAGGCTTCCAAGCTCGCTTAGATTCCACTTTAGCATAGACTCTAGCGAACTCCTGATAGGTGGAGATCTTATCTCGTGATGCGTTAACCGTAACTTCTTCGCATTTTAGTATAACGACCTGATCCAGTTCTTTAGACTTCATGCAATACTGCTCCAATACCTTTTGATTACCGACATAACGGTATCAGGTACGCTCATGGCGTTGTCTCGCTCATCGTACCAATATACAGCTAAAGTTACGATAGCCTCATATAAATCCACAGGGAGCGGATTAGTAGAGGGATTAGCATCCGCATTATCATACCCCGCTACATAGGTCACATCCAGACGAGTTCCCTTATAGGAGGAGGGAGTAAGCGGGTCGTAGAACACTATATCCCCAGTAACCGTATCTAGTTTATAGAGATCGGAGCTTACCGCTACCGCATCATCCGCAGGTCCATTTATGACTATACTCGTGATAGAATTTATCGGGTCGTAGGGCATGTTAATCCTACGCTGTACTCTATCAGGATCGTAGACTTCCGTACCTCTATACGTAGGCATGGAAAAGGAGGCTACTCTCGTAGCCTCCACAATCGTTATCCGCGCAAGACGCTCGATGGTCATTCGAGCATTCTTGATTAAGCGTTCTATGAGCGCATTTTCGTCTTCGTCAGTAATTCGAGCGAAAGCCTTTACAGCCACAATATCTACTTGATCGGTTCCCGTAGTGTTTACCAATTTGCTTCTCATAGGTCATGTGTATGTATTTTAAGGCTCAACGCAATTACCGACTAGGCACGAATTACAGTCTTTCGCGTCTACGTGGATTAGCCTCTTGCGCTGGAGCTGACTCTTCGGCTGGAGCTGATGCCTTCTTTCGAGGGGCAGAACCTCCGACCACAGGGCCAAACTCAAACTTGGCTCATCGTGAGACTCGACTTTCTTACCTCTAGTAGAGACTACGCGATCAGTGGCCTTCTCTAGGATAGAGAGGGTGGCCTGATCTACATTAACGGCTACACCGTTCTTAAAGGTATGTCCCTTACAGATATACACTTGGCCGTTTACTAGGGTGGCTGATTTTACTGGTTTACTCATTTTATTAAATTTTGGTTTTAGTTATAAAGGTCTCCTAACCTACTCGCCTTCGCTAATCCTCATTAAGGAGTAGTAACGCCAATATTGGTCTGCTTAACTACGGCTGTTTCTTCTTCAAGCTCAACAGCAAGACGTAGCGTGAGAACGATCTTGAATTCGCGCTCAGAGATAAGCTTCTCTGATTCGATGCGAATTCTACGCTGCATACCGACTACAATGTTCTGAGGGTTCAAGAACAAGCCGCTTGCGTCTGGCATGAGAGCTACACCGCGCATTGGAACACCAAATACTGGGAGAGCGTTAGAGCCAGTCAAGATAGCGTCGCCAAGATCCGTACCGCGCTGAGAAACAGTATTGCGGTAGTCTTGCTCAATGTCCATTGAGTTGTAGAAACGCATCAAGTTCTTATTACGGCGATACTGAGTAGGCATTGCCTTAATAGTATCGTTGAAGAGCTGGCCAGTTACTCCTACATCCGTACCGTCTACAGTGTTTGTAGTGGTAAGAGCAAGAACACCGTCCATCAACGCTAGGTAAGCATCACCGCTACCTGTGTCGCCGAGAAGAATAAGTTCTTCAATATCGAGAGCAGCGCGCTCAGCCATCAAAGCCAAAACAGTATTGGTCATGTTGCCACGCTCAATATTGTCTTCGAGAACTTCGTATGGAAGGCGAACTTCAGCGATAACTTCAGAAGTGTTCAGAGTTACCTTGCCGAGATCTGGCTTGCTGCGATCACCGATAGCGAGCGCACGAGATCCAGCCGTTTGATTAGCTGGCTTGAGGATACGTGAGCCAAAACCGATCTTATTCAACTCCATAGAAGGGGAGTTCATAGTAACGGTACGTGCTTCCCGTAGAATCGTAGGCTGATCAATCAGATTACGAATGAATCGGTTGCTCTGCTCAGTTGTGAGAAGGCCACCGGATGCTAGATCACCTAAAGCAATGTCTGCTTTCTTAATTAGGTCTTTTTCGTCCATTTTATATGTATTTATTGGTTACTGTTTTTGAGGGCGTTGGCCTTCTCTAAATTAGTTGATCCTAGGGCTACCTCCGAGGAAACCGAAAGCGTTCCTAGATAGAGGGTCTTCTTCTGCCTTAAGAGTCTCCTCCTTATCTTCGTCCTGAGTGGTATCATCTCCGCTGCTATGGCTCTTACGAGCTTGGCGAGCTTCCTCGATCTCAGTTAGACGCTCTTCAGATTTAACTGATTTCTCCTTAAGCTCTTCTACATCTTTCTTAACCTCAGCAATTGCCTTAACAACCTCATGAGTAGCTTCCGTAGATTTAGCAATGCTAGCAATAAGAGACTTGAAATCATCGTTTGATTCCGATTTTTCCGTTGCCTCTACTTCAGCTTCTTCTGCTGACGCTTCAGAGCTAGTTTCAGCACTAGCTTCTTCCTCTTTTTCCGTGTTAGCGGATTCCGTTTCAGCTTGAGTAGCTTCGGCTTTTACAGCCTCATCCTTTTCAGCGTCTTCGGATGTATTCTTTTCTTCGTCCTTTTTCATAGGTATAGTTTCCGATTGGTTAACGCCGAAAGTCTCAGCGATTAGGTTCTTAAAAATTTCTTTATCCTCGTCAGTCTTGGTCACTGTCTCCATTAGCTGAGCCAGCTTTACGACCAAAGCCCCATACTCGCTAGTAAGGGAAGGGATTGCTTCATAGTTTCCGCTGCGAAGAGCATTAGCTAGGGCGAAGTGAAAGGCTTCAGTGATCTCGTTAAGGCCGACTGGGATTCCATCATCCCCTGCGTTAAGCATCCCGCTTAGCGTTACTTCGGAGGATTCCATCATCTCCCAGTAATCCAGCTTACGAGTAAGCTCCTTTTCCATAGCGGCTGCCCCAAATCCCTTTACTGTGATAGAGGGGCGAGTCTTACGTGGCTTTACGTTAGCTACGATCTTCTTCTCAGCCTTTTCAACGTCCTCAACTTCGGCCTCTTTTCCTATATAGGTAACGGCTCCGTCCTTGTGAACGATCTTTCTTACGTCCTGCAAATCCTCTTCGCCTTTCACTACAAAGCTGTCCTCGCTATTGAGAATTTTAAAATCCTCATACCCCTTGCTTGTCATCCAGCTCTCTACCGACTCTATATCAGAAAATTTATCTTTGGGAAATTGGATCTTTTGTATAACAGCATGAAGGCCTTTGCAGTCTGACTTGGTGGCTTTCTCTTGCTCTGTCATTGGTTGGTTCTCCTTGAATAGCTTCTCTGTTATATCGAGAGCCTTAAATGTTCTAAACGGAGTATTGTTAGCTCCGCGACTTACTAAGGATACTCGACTAGGATCTGGGTCTATAAGCTGAGTAACCTCTACTATTTTGGTCTTTTTTCTTCGCTTCATGTTAGAAAGAATCTGTGGCTATGACCCTCAGCATCATCAGTTGCGGAGGTTTTTGTAATAGTGTGGAAGTGTCCGTTATCTACTGACGTATACCCTTTCACCACTTTTCCCATTTCGTCAAGCTCTACGTATATGGCGTGATCGTGGTCATCATGCTTCTCAGTATATAGATAGTCGTCTCCGATTTCCTCGACTTCTACAAATACGCTCTTCTTCCTAACCATAGCTTCTAGAGAGAATCCGTTAATCTCCCCGCTAAGTACCTTTTCCCAAACAGCCTCGTCCTCTATTTTAACTGCCATAACCCATGAACCTATGGAATAGTCTGGGTTATTCTCGTCAGTTACGATATAGCTCTCTACAGGGTGAGCCTTAACCGCCACCCCATCATGATTCATATCTATAGACTGGAATAGAGGGACTGTTAAGAAGCGATGAGCCATCTTCTCTATATCTTCAGCCACCATCATATCCCCATGAGAGTCGATTTCATTAGGAGCGTAGACCTCACCATATACGATTTGCTTCATCGCATCGGCTTTCTTAATCTTAACTACACTCGTAACGCTTGTAGATTCGTCGCTCATTTATTAAATACGGCCATAACACTATTGCCGACGCAAGCACTTTTTTTTGAAACCAGTTTCAAAATCCTACTATAAACTACTCTTTAACGAATAGGTTGTAGCGTAGTCCTGCAATTAGCATGAAATGGTGGGACTAATACACTAGCCTCTTTTAACTGCGCGGGAGTTTGACCTTGGACCTCAGCTACATCCGTAACCCAAGGAGCTACGTCTTTAACATTAGTCTCATCGGCCTTAACCGCTCGCTCTATGAATTCCAAACCATCCGCTACCCAGAAAGTCTTGCCATTCAGACTACGGCAAATGTGCGTGGTTCTATCGTCGATTACAGCCTGTAGATAATAGCCTGTATATCCAGCCTCGTAACTAGCTCTAAGCAGTCCATAATGGTGTGCTCTAGATACATGGGCATTAGCTACGACTTTCCAATAGGCGGATTCTTCTAGAATGTTCTTATCTATGATCGTATTTATTTGCTTAAGCGTGGTAGCCAAACTGCCATGCTCAGTGAATTTAGCTACTGTCTTCGTAAGCTTAGGAGCTACCACCGCATCATAAAACTCATTAGTGGAATACTGAATAGACGCAGCTATACCTTCCCGAACCGCTAGCTGCTCGCTTACATCATTAATAAAGCTTGAGTCGCCTACCAAGGAAGCTCCCGTCTTTATAGACTCGAATACTTGATTCTCTATATTCTTGAAGAGCGTAGTTTGATCTGCGGCTACTGCGATAAAGCCAACCCCAAAGGTGGCTATAGCCCCCATCATAAGCTCCTGAACCCCGTTAGACTCCTCTATGGCAGTCTCAAGCTCATCTACATTATCATGCCCTGCTAAATAGATCCCGTAGGCTATAATAGCGGCCATCTCCTCCTCGTTACCCTTAAACTCTTCCCCGCCTTCCTGCTTAATAGCGAAGGTTCTATCTAGCTTAAAAGTATCGTAGTCCAGTAGGTCGGTCATTTTCTCTTACGGATTCTAATATTAGGCTTAACTCCTCTAGCGATTTCTTGAGGCTCCTCTGACTCTGACTCTTCCTCTTCAGAAGGTTCTATATCCACCGCCTCGGCAAGATCAGGAATCCCTGTAGCCTCTCTATCCTTAGAGACCATATCTCTAAGGAGGGTGAACGGATAGTCTCCCCAAGTATCCTCGATAGGCT